TAAAAAGACATCTGGTCCTAAAGACAAACCTACTAAACCTTATAACCGACAAGGCAGATAATGAAAAACACATACGGAAAGAAGCTATATACTTGTAAATGTGGTTCAATTACCGAAGGATATGTATGGTTCGGTAAGATAAAAGAAACTAAATTCAAATGCACTAAATGTGGAAAATCAGTTGGTTATGACAATTTAGAAAAGAAAGTAGATAGTATAATTTCAATACGAACACCAACAAAAAACAGATAATGCTAATAACCGAAATAAAGTCAAACCCTAACAATCCTAGATTTATTAAGGACCATAAGTTTAAACAACTTGTAAAGTCTATTCAAGACTTCCCCCAAATGCTAGAACTTAGACCTATCGTAATAGATGAGAAAAATATGGTTTTAGGTGGCAATATGAGGCTAAAGGCTTGTCTTGAAGCTGGGTTAACCGATGTGCCTGTGATTCACGCTAATAATCTAACCGAAGCACAAAAGAAAGAATTTATTATTAAGGATAACATCTCATTTGGTGAACACGATTGGGACGCTTTAGCTAATGAATGGAACATTATAGAACTAGATGAATGGGGTTTAGATATACCAGCTTTTGCTAATAACGACATAGAAGAATCAAAGGATAATGCCAAAGGTGGCAAGACTTGTCCTAATTGTGGAGTAACTTTGTAAGAATTAAGAAAGAGATTAGAGAATATGGCAAACGAACAAAATTTAATACCTGCTCAAAAAGGCGAAATTAGAAACCCTAATGGCAGACCGAAGGGAATACCGAACTCAAAGACTAGATTGCTAAGATTATTAGAATTGGTCCAAATAAAGACCAACCCAATTACAGGAGAGAAAGAAGAGTTTACTGTGGCAGAGCAATTAGATATGATGGTATTACAAAAGGCATTCAAAGGGGATTTAAAGGCTTATCAAGAAATACTTGATAGATTAGAAGGCAGAGCCAAACAAACAAACGAAATAGAACTTAGTGGAGGACTACAAGTAAATTGGGAGGAGAAAAAAACTTACGTTGAAAAAACAGGAAGCCTATAATTTGGGGAGTGGTTAAAACTTAGTATCTTTGTAAAAAAAGATATGAAAGAACTAAAAGGATTTGAGGGTCTTTATTGGATATATCCAAACGGAGACATTTTAACTAAAACTCAATATGGAGTAAAAGGTAGAGAAGCCATCCTAAAACCAGCAACTGATAATAAAGGTTATCGTAGGGTTGGTTTAATGAAAGATGGTAAATTAGTAACAAGAAAAGTACATAGATTGGTAGCTGAAAACTTTATACCTAACCCAAGCAATTTGCCACAAGTAAATCATATAAACGCAATCAAGACTGATAATAGAGTTGAAAACCTTGAATGGGTTACTCCAAAGCAAAACACTCAGCATTCGATAATGATGGGTAGATTCTTTTTTTATTCAGGGGAAAATAAACATCTAACTAGAGAACAAGTAATTGAAATTAGAGAAACTTATACTCCAAATGTTATAACAAGAAAAATGTTAGCTGAAGCATACGAAGTATCTGAATGGGTTATAAAAGATATATTACAAAACAAGACATACAAGCAATTTATTTAATGGAACTATCAATAAAACAAACTACTGCCCTTGACCTTCTTGAAGATACTCGCACAAACGAGGTTCTTTTTGGAGGCGGGGCAGGTTGAGGCGGAGGAAAAACAGCTTTGGGGTGTTATTGGCAATTAAAGATGCGATTAAAATATCCCAATACAAGAGGACTAATTGGGAGAGCCGTATTGAAAACCCTAAAAGAAACTACCTTAGTCTCCTTCTTTCAAATAGCTAAAATGCAAGGTTTAGAAGCCAATAAGCATTTTAAATTCAATGCTCAATCTTCTACCATAGAATTTCCTAATGGTTCTACTATCCTATTAAAAGACCTTTACTCTTATCCTTCCGACCCTAACTTTGATGAATTAGGTTCATTAGAGATTACCGATGCTTTTATAGATGAGGCGAATCAAGTAGATGATAAGGCTAGAAACATTATTAAATCAAGGATAAGATTCCAACTAGACCAAAACGATTTAGTGCCTAAGATTCTTTACACTTGTAACCCAGCAAAGAACTGGACCTACTCAGAGTTCTATAAGCCAGAGCAAGAAGGCACAATATCTAAGAATAAAAGATTTATAACTTCCCTGATAGATGATAACCCTTACATCTCTAAGCATTACAAGGAGAACTTACTAACTTTGGATAGTGTATCTAAGGAGAGGCTTTTATTTGGTAACTGGGAATACTTGGATGACCCTGCACAACTTATAGACTATGATAAAATACTTGATTCTTTTACCAATACGTTTGTTCCTATTGGTGATTCTTTTATTACTTGTGATGTGGCACGTTTTGGGAATGATAGCACTGTTATTGGTATATGGAGTGGCTTTCGCGTTAGGTTTTATCAATTCAATGGTAAATCAGTTGTTGAGGTCGCTGAACTTATAAAGAACTTTGCAACAGAACATAAAGTACCTACATCTAACATTGTTTGTGATGAGGATGGAGTAGGAGGTGGGGTTGTAGATATTCTTAGGTGCAAAGGATTTGTTAATAATAGTTCTCCATTAGTAAACCCAGTAACAAGACAAAAGGAAAACTTTGATAACCTAAAGTCTCAATGCTATTTTAAATTAGCAGATATGGTCAACAAAGCAGAACTTTACATTCAGGCAGATGGGAAACAAAAACAAACTATCATTCAGGAACTAGAGCAAGTGAAACAAAAGTCGGTAGATAACGATATGAAAAAAGGAGTAATTCCTAAAGATAAAGTTAAAGCAGCGATAGGTCGTTCTCCTGATTTTAGTGATTGTTTAGCTATGAGAATGTTCTTTGAATATTCGCCAAGATTTCAAGTAAGTGTATTTTGATGTAAAAATCATAACTTTGTTTAAATTCTAATAATATGGCATTTTTCGACTTCTTAACTAAAAAGAAGATAAACACTCTATTACCTAATATTCCTTTTGATACAAGTGTGGCTATTCAACGTGGAATCGTTACTTGGCAAGGTGGTGATTCAAGAGCATTCGTAAGAGATGGATATATAGCTAATGATATAGTTTACTCAATTGTAAAATTAATTACTGATAAAGCAAAACTTGCTCCATTCCACGTTTATAAAGTTAAAGATGAAGTATCTGCAAAAAGATACAAGTCATTGATGAAACAACCAGATAAGATTACTAACTGGCAAGAGGTAAACGATTTACATAAGAAAGCATTTGAGATATATACAGGAGACCAAAGATTAAACGACCTTTTAAAATATCCTAACGGAGAAGATACTTGGGCAGATTTAGTTGAGCAATGGTGTGGATTTAAGTTAATAACTGGTAATTCATTTATATATGGAAAACTTATTGAAACAGGAAACAATCAAGGTAAGCCGTTTGAATTATTTGCTTTACCTGCTCAGTATATGGCTATTATTGCAAATATCGAAATGTTCCCACCAACCAGAGTTGGATATCAATTATACTATGGAGCAATGTGGTCCTTTGACCCAAAAGAAATCTTACACGACAAATACTTTAATCCTGAGTGGACAGTTACAGGTGGACAATTATACGGACAAAGTCCTTTACTTGCAGCAGCAAGAACTTTAACTAGAAGTAATGAAGCTAAGACTGCTGCCGTTGCATCATTCCAAAATGGTGGACCAGCAGGTGTTCTATTTATGAACGATGAAAGATTCGACCCTACAAGTGGTCAAGCACAAGCACAAGCATTAAAAAGAGCAGTAAGCGAAAAAGGTGGTGCAGCTAATTTTAACTCTATTGCAGTATCAGGTTATAAGGTTGACTGGAAACAAATCGGTTTAAGTCCAGTAGAACTTAATATCATTGAATCGGAGAAATGGGATATGAAGGCACTTTGTAATATTTACGGAGTACCATCTCAGCTATTAAACGATGCTGATAATAAGACTTACAATAACCAAATAGAGGGAGAGAAGGCTTTAACTTTAAGATGTGCTATTCCTTTGCTAGATGCATTAACTGATAACTTAAATAGAAAATTACATACTGACTGGGGTTATAGAAATAGTGGATTGTATGTAGGTTATGACATTCAAGTCTATCAAGAATTAGAGGCTAATAAACCAGAGCAAGGTGCTTGGTTAAATACTGCTTGGTGGATTCCACCTTCTCAAAAGAATGAGATTATGGGCATTAAAACTCCAGACTATATTCCACAAGAGGAAATGGAGAAACTTTACATCCCTTCATCTTTGCAACCTACGGATCAATTCCAACCTTTACAAATCAATGAATAATGCAGGAATATTACAATATTTTAGACCTTTTATTTGATGTTAAAGTAGAACTAAAGAAAGATTTACAAGAGATTGTAGATGAGGTTTATGGTAAATATCACGATATTGTAAATATGTCTTATAGTGAATTAAAGGCTTGGTCATTAACGGAATGTAGTAAAAAGGCATCCTTAGATAGAAACCCAATAGAAAGAAACTTAAATCTCTTATCTAAGAACAAATCGGAGTGGGGTGCAACCGAAGTAAAGTCAGCTAATAGAACTATAAGTTTTGTTAGTAGAATGAAAAATATGCCTAACGGAGAACCAGCATCAAAAAATTGTCCTTCTAAAAGAGATATATCATTAAAAAATTGGGCATATAATCCTAGCAAATGATTTGGCAAGATTATCGAAAACTTTATGCTAACGCATTAAAACAATACTCACCTAAGTTCAAGAAAGAACTACAAAATCAGGTGAATACTTATTGTCGTACACTAGACTACAACAAAATTAGCGACAAAGCCCTTAAAAAGACCATTTACAAGCTCCATTTAGCTATGGGTACTAAGATGGCTCTAATAAGCGAAAGTGCCGTTAAAAAGTCTGTAAAGGGGGTTTATGTGCCTATGGAGTACAAGTCTGCCAAAACCGATGCTTTTCAGTATGCTATTATCCAAGTCCTGCAAAATGATGGCTTAGACCAATTAGCAGCAGATATTACCGAAACTACCAAAGAACAGATAAGAAGATTCCTAGTTGAGTCTGCTCAAAAGAATTATACCTTACCAGAAACAATTGCTTTGCTTAGAACTTCAGGCATTACCGATTATAGAGCAGAACTTATTGCTAGAACGGAAACAGGCAGAGCAGCAAACATAGGTTCTATGGTAGGTGCAACAAGTACAGGATTAGTAACTATCAAAGAATGGATTGCAACTAGAGATAACAGAACAAGGAGAGAGCCAAGAGACCATACGGACCATTTAAGTATGGATGGAACTAAACTACCAATGGAGAAACAATTTCAAGTTCCTAATAATCAAGTAGGCTTAGGTTATGAACTAATGGACCATCCTTGCGATTCTAAAGCAAGTGCTGCTAATGTTTGTAATTGCAGATGTACTTTAGGATATGAGGCAGTAAGAGGTGCAAATGGTAAACTTTTAACTTTAGTAGATAACCCTCCAATGGGTAGAATTGGAGTTATTTGGAATGCCTTACAAAATGTAATGGGTCAAGCAATAGGAAAACTTATAGCATCATTAATACAATAACAAAAAAAATAATAACTTTGTCAATATGAAAACATACGCATCAAAAGATACTATTGTTGAAAAACAAGATATCGGTTACGAGGTAATGGATGTTGATACCGAAACTCGTAGAGTAAAAGCAGTTTGGGCTAGAACAGGAAACATAGATTTAGATAATGACATTATAGTTCCTGAAGCCTTTACTAAGACTCTAAAAGAAAGAGGTCCAGCAGGTAAAAACTTAATATGGTCTTTAGTTGACCATTGTGCTGAAATGGAAGCCGTAATAGGTAAACCTGAGCAATTATACATTGAGGGAGATATGCTTATCGCAATCACTCCAATAGTAGAAACTGAAACAGGAGAAGATATGATTAAGATGTACGATGCTGGTCTTATCAATCAGCATTCAATTGGATTTAGCACAATTAATTCAAGCGTAGATAAAAACGGAATAAGAACTATTAGTGAACTTAAACTTTACGAAGGTAGTGCGGTATTATGGGCAGCAAACCCAGAGACACCAACTATCTCTGTTAAAAGTGAAGTTAAGAAAGAGCAATTAGCAAATAGGCTAGAGAAACTCTTGAAAGCGTTTAAAGGTGGTCGTTTCACAGATGAGACCTTTGCGTTGATGGAGATTGAAATAAAAAGGATTCAATCAGAATTATTAGAAATTGAAATCGTTAAAGAAATCACTCAGACCGAGCAATCACCTGAGCCGATAATCGAGGAAATTAAAAACAATGATGAACAAGTCCTGAAGGCAATTAAAGAATTTAATAAAATACTAAAAAAGTAAAAATGGAAAACGTAATTAACGAAATGGCTGAGAACCTTAAAGGTTTTCAAGCTAACATCGAAGCTAAGTTAGAAGAGACTAAAGCTGAGATAAGAGTTGTAAAAGATGAAGCACAAAAACAATTTGATGCTCAAGCTGCTGCAACAAAAAAAGCTGCAAAGCGTGAAGTAAAACATCTTGACGAAGTTATCATCGAGAAATTAGATGGTAAAATGGATGAGATGGAAAAACAAATGAAGTCTAACGGAAAATTCCGTTTAGATTTAAGAGATGTAAAGTCAATGACTTTATCTGCAAGTTTAACAGGAGATGCTCAAGCATCTTATGCTCTTAATGCATCTGTATTGCCAAGTCAAGCAGTAAACTTCCGTGATTTAGTACCAACTGTAAGAAGTGAGTCAGGTCTTTATGTATTCTACAAAGAGACTGCTACAACTAACAACATTGCTGCTCAAACTGAAGGTTCTAACAAAGGTGAGAATAACTACGCATTAAGCGAAGTGAAAGTAGTTAATGACTACATCGCTGGTTTCTCTACTTTCTCTAAGCAAATGGCTAGAAGTTTGCCTTTCTTAAGCACAACTTTACCTAGAATGTTAACTAGAGATTTCTACAAAGCTGAGAACTCTGCTTTCTACACAACTGTATCTACTGCTGCAACTGGTTCTACTACAACTGCTGAAACTGTTGATTTAAAGCAATTAGTTGATTATATCGGTAACCAAAAGAGTGCGAATTTCGTATCTTCAGTTGCTTTGGTATCTCCAACTCAATTAGGTCGTTTATTGAAAGAGACTATTACTGCTGGTTATTATGCTGGTTCTGGTAGTGTTTTAGTTAATCCTAATGGTGGTATGACAATCTGGGGAACTCCAGTAATTGCTGCATCTTGGGTAGCTGATGATAAAGTACTTATTATGGATAACAACTTCTGCGAAAGAGTTGAGGTTGAAGGAATGGCTATTGAATTCTCTTATGAGAATGCTAGTAACTTCCAACAAAATATGGTTACTGCTCGTATCGAGTGTTATGAAGATATTAACTTAATGCAACCAACTTCAGCTATT